TGCTATTTCTAGCATCTCTAAGGTCGTAAGACCTTGGGGTCCTTGGGCTTTCGCCTTTAGGACTAGATACATCTCTCTTCGGCGGTTACCGCCTGGTTGATAACCAGGTATTGCCTAACCGACATTGCGTCTCTACTGGAGTATTACCTATGGGAGAAAGTTATACAAAGTCACGTCCATACCATCTGATTAGTAACTATACTCATAGTTATAGTCCGACTGGTATCGGTACGTTCCCGATGCGTCAGTCGAGTATTTTGACTGGCACGTCGTTCTCGGGAACCAACACTTTAGTTGGTTCATACAACCCGAATTGGCGCAATCAGATCAGAAATGGTCTGGGTGCGACAACCCCGTTGTCCGGGACTTTGTTCTCAGATACCGGTTCTCTTTGGCTCTCTTCGGGCGTTGAGGTTATCGATAAGGTAACCGGCAAGCTCGCTGGAACTGAGGAGATTTACGGATATCTGCCACTTTATAATCCATTTGGTGGTATTACTGTTAGTAGCTCCGCAATGACTGACATTGAGAACCGTTGTATTCGCAAATTTCTTTCTGCCTGCCATTCTGCCCAATCTTCAGTTGAAGCTGGACAGGATCTTGGCGAGTGGAAGGAAACGCGCGAAGGCATGATGAGACCACTTCAAAGCTTGAGGCACCAGACGCTTGCTTATTTAGACGAGATAAAGAATATCTCGCTCAGCAAGCACTGGAAAGGCCCTGGGCTTGTGAACGCAATCTCGGATACCTTTCTTGAGTTCAAGTTCGGCTGGGATCCTCTAGCTGCTGATATCGGAGCTGCGTATGCCGGTCTTCGTGACCGGCGCGCCTTCGATACTCAACCAGTTGAAGCCTCAGCATCCGGGCTCATTGGTGGAAATGATTTTCTTTCTACCAATTGGCTCGTAGGAACTTACTTTAAAATCCAATCGCATAATGTTTTCAATGCACATTATTCGGTTCGGATGAAAGGTTCTATCCGTACGGGTGCAGTGAATGGACTCTTACCGTACGCTAATGTCTTGCAGCTTTCTTCGCTGCCTGACATAACACGTACGATTTGGGACCTTCTACCGTACTCGTTCATCGTCGATTACTTTGTCAATGTTGGCAATATAATCGATGGGCTATCGTTCCGTTTTGCCGATATGGCTTGGGGCCAAGTTACCCGCAGGACTACCTATAATTACAATTATGGGTTTAATCTTGTTGGTTTTGGTTCCAATGCCCAGTCGGTTCAGGGAACGAGCTGGCTCGACTACGGAAATCCTTCATTAAAGAAGGTTACCTTTACCAGAAACGTCCTTACCTCTTCAGATCTTATTCCGCGTGTGGAATTTTCACTTCCACGCTCGGCTAAGCCTTGGGAGAATATGGCCGCTATTCTGGCAGGTCGGCTTTCTTTCTTGAAGCCTCTTGGGTCTGCCTTACGGAAGGCCCTTTAACGTTGTCATAATAGGACTACTATCGTGAGTTTCACGATTTCATCCCCCGTTACTGGGGGCGCCCAGACCAGCCTTACGTCTCCGACGTATACGCTGGTGGCCGACGTTGCGCCAAACAGTGCTGGCAAACAGTATGCTGTATCCGCTATTGGCGGTACTCAGACTGGTGTTGACACTGCCTCGACGCCGTCGAGACCGTTCACCATTACGGGATCGCGACCGCAGAACCTTCGGGCTCTTTCGGTCGTTGATCCTGTGACTGGTGTTCTTCGCTCTGTTCCGCGGAACTCATATAAGTTCATCGTACGAAAGGGCGTCACGCCGTTGTCCGGCCAGGCTTCGGTACCTATGGTACTGACCCTGACTATGGACGTTCCGGCTGGCGCCGAAGTAGCCGATGCACCTAATGTGAGGGCTGCACTGTCACTTCTACTCGGAGCTCTTTGGGCTCAGAGTAGCACAATTGGTGACACTTTGATTACGGGAGTCATCTAACTTAATAAGTTAGATCGTTTTAAATAACATGACTAACGTTTTCAATTGGGTTCGTTCCCATGCAGCAGCAATAGTGACGACCATCCTGGCTCTTCAAAACGCCCACACCATTGGTGGTGGCGCTGAGAAGGTCCTTGGTGGGCTCGCCGCCTTGTTTTCCGTTTTTGGTACCGCTAGTTAACTAGCGATTCCTTCTACGTTTACAGGGCTTTCCACTTACTTCAATCTCCAGTCGGAGTTAAAGCACATGTACGTTTTCATACGCACACCTGGTGGAGAGATCGTTACGCGTCAAACAACGCGTAACGAGTTCCTGTCTATCATGAATTCCCGTACTTCCAGTTATTCAGTTATGGCGTATCGACACCATTCTTATGGTGCCGTTCTCCTAACTGGTTTCTGTGAGTATCTTATAGGGAAGCAGGCTGGTAGGGAGGAAGTCTTAGCTTTGTATCCTAACCATACGGTTAGGAACTTTCTAAGGCTTTTCCTTGCAGCTTGCGCTGGTAGCGATGGTGAGTACTCCGATAGCGAGTTATTCGCTATTTGGGGTACTTACCTTTTGAACGCTGCCAGTACCGGTGAATCCCGGAACATGGTAGATCGTAGGGACAGAGTATGAAGAATGGTCTGACCTCTCGGCCGGCCGCTCTTTATACTGCCATACAAGACGATGTTAAGGACATTTTATCATTTGACCCAGTTGGTCTTGATAGATGTCCCCCAGATGCTTCTTATAAGCAATTCGCCAGCTTCGCACTTTTGAAGAATATAATGAAGAAATTCATTATGCCTTCCTCTGTTGCGGCTGACGCTTCTGCGAAAGAGAAGTTCCTTACATCAAATAAAACGTGTAAGGACTGGAAGCTTCAGGATTTGAATGATTTTGATACTGTTCTTGTTGGAACTTTTCAACGAGAGTTGTACGATTTCTTTCATCCTGGAGGCCTGCCCCTTGTTTCCTCTTATTATGAAATTCTGCATAGTTGGAGGGTGGGGCCTGGTTCGGCGATCGGTTCACAGGGTTTTAGCTTATACGCTAAGCTCTTTTCGAGCCGGTTAACGGCTACTTCGCCTTATCTGAACTTATTGTTCAGGGAATACTGTTCGTGGTTCCCGACTCTTCATGAGGGCCTTGCCAGGGCCCGTGAAGAATTGGGTGACACTCAGTATGTCCGTGGCAGCAGAATAAGCTTCGCTCCAAAAACGGTTGACACTAGCCGTCTTATTTGTGTCGAACCTTCGCTGAATATGATATTTCAGCTTGGGCTTGGCACAATTCTTGAGAGGCGACTGAAGGAATATTTTCATATATCCCTTTCAGATCAGCCCGACTTGAATAGATGGCTTGCATACATGGGCTCTTGCACAGATAGCATCTCTACTATCGATCTCAAGAGCGCATCCGACTCAATTTCGCTTACGCTCTGCAAAAGGTTCTTGCCAGATTGGTTTTATACCATTCTGACACACCTTCGCAGTCCGTATGTTCTGATTGACAAGGATTATGTATGTTTGAATATGATATCTACTATGGGGAACGGTTTTACGTTTCCCTTGCAGACGATTATATTCTCGTGTCTAATTAGAGCTGTTTATCGGTGTCTTGGGATAGTAATATCCCAGAACACTCGACATTCGGTAGGGAATTGGGGCTGCTTTGGTGATGACATCATAGTTTCGAGACTTGCGTTTCGAACTACTTGTCGTCTCCTTGGCATCCTTGGTTTCACGCCGAATGGCTCTAAGTCCTTTGAACAAGGACCGTTTCGAGAGTCCTGTGGGGCTGACTGGTTTTACGGTCAGCCTTGCCGCCCAGTTTTTATTAGAAGACTCGGCAGCTTGCAGGATATACTCGTTGCCATGAACCAGCTAAATAATTGGACCGCCGTAACCGGTATCCCCTTAAGAAAGGGGATCGAGCTTCTTCATTCTTGGATCCGGGAGCCAGAAAGACTCCTAGTTCCATTTACTGAAGGGCTTGATTCCGGTTTACGTGTCCCATTATCTTATGTAGACGTTGTACGTCGGGATAAGAATGGAACATCCCTTTATTGGGTTTTCCGTCCTAGGCCCATTGTATACCGTGTACATGACGGGGCTATCGTTGCCCCGCGCGGGTTCAAGAAGCTCCTCTTCAATCCTGAGGGGTTGGAGATCAGTTTCTTATATGGCGAGCTACGCGACTATGCGATCATGGTGAGAAATCGCCGTGTGACTTATAGTCGGAAGCGTGGTAGGACCCCATATTGGGATTACCTACCTGAACCTAACTCCTTCAACGGGCAAGGAGTTAGCTGGCAGCGCTGGGAAAGCGCTGTGTGGACTAACTTGGCTAATACCAAGGTGTAGCCCACAGTCCACCCCGAAAGGGGC